GCCTGCCCCCGAGCCTGCTCCTGCTCCTGCCCGTTCGCGGGGTTCGTCATTGGGCGGGCTGTCTCGTTTTAGCCGGGTGGCGAGTTCAACGCCGGCTCCTTCTCAGAGGAGCATGAAGACATTTGACTCGCGTCTCCCGCAGGGACCCAGTTCGACCGCAGAGGCGGACTTGAACAGGGAGCTTCAGCAGTATAAGAAGCTTGCCGCAGACCCAGCGTACAAAGATGCCTCGTGGGTCTCGGAAAACATTCGCAATGTTGAGGGACGGCTGGCCGCGCTCCCGCAGCAGCGCAGTGCGTACGAGACGATGATCCAGGATACGGTGGCCAGGGGAAAGAGGTATGACGAGGCCCAAGCTGCTGCCCGGCCCCCCACGCCGAAGTACGATCTGGAAGCAGAAATGCAGGTCGTGGTGTATGGACCGGATGGAAAGATGTACAGCAGTCCCAGAGCTGCGCGAGATGCGGGAGTAACCAATTACACGACTATCCCGCCAAAGAGTAGCCCGGTTACTCAGCCTCCTCCTGGAATCGACACAAGGGTAGGCCCACCCCTCCCCCCTCCTGGGGGTATGCCGGTGTTCAATCCCAACGACCCCTTCCGGGATATCAACAACCCGAGGCCTGTATCCCCGCCTCCCGGAGGCGTGTTGCCTGGTCCAGTCATGGGGCCCCCTGCTCCGACGCCGCCGGCTCCCGCGCCCGCGCCCGCCCCTGCGCCAACACCGGCACCCCCTCCAGCGCCCACCCCTCCCCCGGTGAGCCCTGTTCCGTCGCCCTTTACCCCTGTGCCAACGCCCCGTCCGGCACCGACGCCGCCGAGCGCGGGGTATTTGCCGGGGACGATTCGGTACAACCCGGTGCTCACGTACCAGGGCCCGACGGCCGTGGACCTTTTGCAGCAGAACCCGTCCCTCGCGCCGAAGCCGGCCGGCGGCCTGCCTAACATGGGTTACACGACGGACCGCCTGGGGAACATCATCCGTGCGCCAATGGCCATCCCGGTGTTTGCCCGAGGCGGGGACGTGGACACGAACGAGCTCTTGCAGCGCGTGAACGAGTACAACTTGTACGGAGACGACCCGGCGTACTACAGCGAGTCGCGGAACATGTTGAACGCGTTGCCGGTGGATGAGACGACGTACAGTGAGTCGCCGTCCAAGATCCAGGTCAAGCGCGTGCGGGGCCAGGAGCTACGGCCCAAGAGCAGTGAGGGCTTTGGCAAGGGCATGGCGATGGAGGTCGAGTCGTTGACCACGAGCAAGGGCGCGTCGCCCAAGGCCCTCAAAGGCACGGCCAAAGACGACTTCATGGAGCTCGCACGAACGTACAAGTTAAAGGCGAAGGAGGCGGAGAACATGGCCCGTGGCCTGTCTCGTGACACCTTCAACGCGCCGACCTTGGAGCGTCCCACGCTCACCAAAGGCTCTCTGACCAAGCGCCGGTTTGAGGAGGGAGGCGAAGTAAAAAAGTCCTCCGAAGAAAGTGAGAAAGAAGCCGGGCGACAGTTTGATGATCCGATCCGGTCAGGCAAGCCCTTGCAACGGCGCACGCGCCGCGCTGCGACTCAGGAAGAGAACGAGGCGCTGAACCGCGCGGTGTTGCAGGGTGCGGCGAACATGCCGTACAACCTCGTGGGCGCGCCAGTGGACATCGCGAACATGGTCTTGACGCCGGCAGGGCTGGGCTCAGAGCGCCCGGTCATGGGCAGTGACTGGATCAAGCAGAAGATGACGGACCTTGGCGTGCGGCCTGAGATGCCCACGGACCCCACGCAGCGCGCCCTGTACTCAGCCGCCGACATCGGAAGCAGCCTTGTCAACCCGGCCGCGCCGGTACGGGCAGCGGCCCGTGGCGCAGAGAAAGCGGGCGAGGCAGCGCGGATGTTGGCCGAGGACTTCCAGCAGTACAACCGTGCCTTGGGCCCAGCCGGCGCGTCGTATGCCATCAAGCCCAAGGGAGGGAACTGGCTCAAAGGCCCTGTCGAAGAGCAATTGGCCGCGTTCAAGATGAAGGAAATGACGGCGGAAGAAAAATTTTTGCTGGAGGACATTGTCGCTTCGCCCAATGTCCCGCAATGGCAGGTAGACAACGCAATCAGAAGGCTTGAGGACGAGCCGAAGCATGTTGCCTTGAACCAGTGGATTGACCGAAACCTGACGAACTACGTCAAAAAGGAAATGGGCACGGTGGACGATCCTGTTCGACTGCTCGCGGAACAAGGGGTTGTTGCCAAAAATTTACAACTGACCCCAGGAATGTCTCTTGCGCAAAAGCGCACGACGGCCGGCATGCCTCCAGCACCTGTGTCGCAGACTGCTCAAGGCCAAGCATGGGAAGATTTGACGGACCGCATGATTGATCCAAGGCCTGCGTCGTTTTACAAAAACGACAAGTCCTTTAACGAGGGGGACGACGAGATCTTGGCAATACAGAATCCTTGGATTTACAAAGTGCCAGACGAGACCCAGGTCTACACCGCCAGAGGTCTTATGAGGAACTTTGGGTTTGACCACGTGGTCGATGTTCTTCGGGAGGACCTTGCCAGCGGGCGCATTCAACCTAACGAATTAAAAAATGTAGGCATAGACAGGGCAGTTCGAAGAACCTACGAGTATGACCAGGACATAATCAAAGCCGCAGAAAAAGCAGAAAAAGAGGCCATGGGAGCTTTGTTAAGCCAATCCCCGCTTAAAGAGTATGACAGCGGGTTTAAGTGGGTAAAACTGCCTGATCCAACAAGTTCGCCAGAAGCGGAAAAACTTGTAAGACAGATAGGTTGCCAAGGCGGGTGGTGCACGCAGGATGCGGCTAACGCCTATAGATATGGGGCCTATGGAGAGGGCAACAGCCTTTTCGTGTTGCTCGACCCGACTGGAAGGGTTCATGGGCAAGTGCACTCAAAAACTGGCGCGGATCCTGCGGTTCCACCAAGCATAACGGAGGTTAAGCCAAGGGCCAATTCTTGGAACAGCAAGATGGCTAAGGATCAGGTAGAAAAGGATCCGCAGTATCAAGAAAAAATCCAAGCAATGATGGCGGATTTCATACGCAGCGGAACATGGAAAGAAATCGGTGATCTTCAAAACGCGGGACTGGTCAGTGTGACCGAAGGCCAGCGCCTGCCTGGGTTTTCCAGGACCATTCCTCCAGGCTTTTACTCTTTGGACGAATTGAGACAGATGGCGGTTGAAAACGAGATGCCACAAGAGATCTTGGACACGTGGATGTCAAAGCTTGGAGATCAATTGCGAAGAGGCTATGCTCAGGGAGGTCTTGTAGACACCTCGACTGCCAAGGGCCAGCTTGCTAAACTGAAGGCCGCGTGAGCGAGGGCACAGCCATGGCAACCAAGAGCACCAAAGCAAGTAAGAGCCGCGTGAACCAGGCAGGCAACTACACGAAGCCCGGCATGCGGAAGGCTTTGTTCAGCAGAATCAAGGCCTCGGCAACGCAAGGCACGGCCGCAGGCCAGTGGTCCGCGAGAAAAGCCCAGCTCTTGGCGAAGCAGTACAAGGCCAAAGGCGGAGGGTATAAAGATTGAAAGCGCCGCAGCAAAGCCTAAAAGATTGGTCCGCCCAGAAGTGGCGGACCAAGAGTGGCAAGCCGTCCTCTAAGACCGGCGAGCGCTATCTGCCAGAGGCCGCCATCAAGTCCTTGTCTCCACAAGAATACGCAGCGACCACAAAAGCCAAGCGGACAGGCAAGGCCGCTGGCAAGCAGTTCGTCAAACAGCCCAAGGCCATTGCCAAGAAGACCGCGCGTTTTAGATAACGCCAAGGACACATCATGCCTATCGACAAGTCTGTAAATCCTGCCCCGTCACTCGGGATCATCGCGCTCGAAGACGAGCCGCTTGACATTGAAATCGAGATCGACGAGGACGGCGGGGCGACGGTTGCGATCGGCAGTGACGACGCCGAAGAGGTGGACTTCTATGCCAACCTCGCGGGCGTGATCGAGCCGGAGGTCTTGGCCAAGATCTCGATCGACGTGTCGGCGATGTTCGAAGCGGACAAGGGTTCGCGGTCCGACTGGGAGAACATGTTTGCCAAGGGCCTTGATCTTTTGGGCTTGAAGCTTGAAGAACGGACCAAGCCCTTCCGTGGCGCGGCGGGCGTCGCCCATCCGATGCTGATGGAAGCCATCATCCAGTTCCAGGCACAGGCGCTGAAGGAGCTCTTGCCGGCGGGGGGCCCTGTGCGCACGCAGATCATGGGCAAAGAAACGGTGGAGAAGTACCAGCAGGCGGGCCGCGTGCAGGACTTCATGAACTACCAGATCACGACCGTGATGGAAGAGTACACGCCGGAGTTCGACCAGCTCCTCTTCTACACCGGCTACGGCGGCTCGACGTTCAAGAAGGTCTACTACGACTATCAGTTGAAGCGCATGGTGTCCAAGCTCTGCTTGGCCGATGACGTCTACATCCCGTACAACGGCTCAAGCGTCGTGTCCCAGTGCCCACGGCTCACGCACCGCATCGCGATGGACTCGAATGAGTACAAAAAGCGCGTGCTCTCGGGCGAGTACTTGGACATTCCTGTGGAGACGGCCGCAACGCCTGCCGATCCAAGCCCCATCCAAGCGGCAACGGACAAGGTTGTGGGCGTACAGCCGACCGATGACGTGGGCGAAGTGTTCTTGCTTGAGCAGTTGGTCGATCTGGACATCCCTGGATTTGAGGACACGGACGAGGACGGCAACCCGACAGGCATCAAACTGCCCTACGTGGTGACCTTGGCCGAGGACTCGTTGCAGGTTATCGGCATCCGGAGGAACTGGAAAGAGAACGACGAGCAGAAAAACCGCCGGAACTACTTCGTTCACTACGTCTTGGTCGAGGGTCCGGGGGCCTATGGCCTTGGTTTTGTGCACTTGATCGGCGGTTTGTCGAAGGCGGCGACGAGCGCCCTGCGCCAATTGATCGATGCGGGCACGCTAGCGAACCTCCCGGCAGGGTTCAAGGCTAAAGGAGCGCGGATCGCGGACGATTCTGACCCGATTCAGCCTGGGGAGTGGCGGGATATTGACGCGGGCGGCGCGGAATTGACGGCTTCGCTCATGCCTCTGCCGTACAAAGAGCCGAGTCAGGTGCTTTTTGCGCTGTTGGGCTTCTTGGTGGACGCTGGAAAGCGGCTCTCGAGCACTGCCGACATGCAAGTGGGCGACGGAAACCAGTACGCGCAGGTCGGAACGACGCTCGCGCTCCTGGAACGAGGCTCGATGGTGATGTCGAGCATCCACAAACGGCTCC